ACTACTCTTACCAGTTGTAGATAATCCATGAGCAGCGAGTGTGGTAACTGTCATGATACCAGTTGTATTATCATAGTTTGCACTTTGAACTCCAACAGCTGGGGCGTAATCACAAGTAAATGCAATACCGGATACCACTACTTCATTACCAACAGATAAATTATGTGCAAATGCAGTGGTTATAGTTGTTATACCAGTAATTGAAGAATAACCAACATTGTAGATATCCCTTGGTTTGTAGAAGAATTGTGGATTAGTAATATCAACGCTTGTTACATGACCACCACTAACGTTAGCAAGACCAATAGTTGTGATACCAGATTGATCAAATCCCTCAGTTTGTAAACCTACAGATACAGTTTGTATACCTGATCTATAACCAGAACCTGTATTACCTATACTTACACTATTGATTGTTCCTGCAAGTGATACCACAGCAGTTCCACCAGCAGAAACTAATGGTTGATATCCAAATCCACTTGTTGATGCAACAGATACAATTACACCACCAACAGGTATTGACGCAGTATTCACATCTCTAGCAACTGAACTGGCAGCACCAGTCCATGTTAATGTAGTTCCAGAACCCACAGTTTCTAATGTGAAGTCTCCATTTGATCCCGGTGCTTGTAATATGCCATTCACAAGAATCAACGCATTATTAGTTGCAATACCTGTTTTTTGAGATTTATCCACGGTAAGTGCATACTCTCTACTTCTACCATTAAAGTCTGATGTCAAATCATCATAAAGATGATTAGTGGAGTATGTTTCTGTTGTTCCGTTAACAATACCAGACCTAGTAAACACTCTTCCTTGGAAACTTGAAGAAGTTGTAATACCAACAAAGTCTCTCTCATCAGGAGGGTTTGTCGTTGATCCTATTGGGTTCTTTCCGGGAGGTGCCTCCGAAAATGTTATTTCATTTTCAACAATATTATAATTACCTCTTATTTTTTCAACTAATGATCCTGTTGGGAATCCGGCTATTGATGTTCCTAACCTCTGTCTTCTTACTTTAATACCATTTGTTGTTCCAATACCGACAGATAATATCTTCATTACTTCACTTGTGTTACCACTACTTACACGAATATTATCTGCACCAAAGAATGATGTAATACCAGTAAAGAATATAACATCCTGAGACTTATCAATACGTCTATCAAGTGTTGTTGTTACAGATGTTCCAGCGATTGGTGATTGTAGATAATTATCGATTGCAACTAATACTCTTGTATTTGCATTCTTAGATGTGAATGAATGTGATGTTCCAATACCAACATGAGTAAGATCGAGAGGGACTGCAACCTCTTTTAAAGCATCTTGAGCAGTTCTTGCCAACTGAATTTTATCTTCACCTTTTTTAATTACAAAAAGTGATGATGGTAGTAATGTGGTTGTTATTCCTAGAGAGGGGAATGATGTTGAAGCTATACCAATCGCAGATGAAACTCCAGTTCTTCGATCTGTGTGTGCATATGATACTTCTTCACCACTTACAAAGAAATGATTTGGTAATGTAATTGTATTTGCAGTTACATTTACAACTTCAGATGTTGATCCATCATAAGGTTTCTTAAATATTGGATCTCCATTATGTTCTAATGCAAATTTTGTTTTTATTGCTGATTGAGTGCCTTCATAATTTGCAAATGCACTTTCTACTGAAGCATTATTAAAATCTTTTACTGCTTCACCACCAACATCTCTTGTTGCACCTGATGGTAATAACTCTGTGTTTTCTTCAACTCTTAAAGAATTAAGGAATGTAGTGATTGAAACTCCAATACCTGCATTTGGCACAAAAGTTATCTCAGTAACATTATCAGATGTTCTTCTACCACTTATAGTTCCAAGGCCAGCAAATGCTGTTCCCACCTTAACATTTCCAAATTCAGTAAGGTAAACATTATCATCATCTGTATAATCATCAATTATTATAACCTCTGCTAACTCATAACTTCCGTTTAATTTATCAGCGATCTGAACAATACAATAAGCAGCATCATAAGCATCTCCATAACTTGCAATACCAACTGCTACTGGTGTGGATGAAGAGGATATACCTGTGCTTTGTGCAGACATCTCCGCATATGCCATATCATATGATCCAATTCCAATGTATCCCTCGGTTGCAATACCAATTGCTGTTGCATTTATAAATGCAGTTGTCAATCCAGCGTCTGGTGTGTACCTTACAACAAGATCATTTCCAACCATCAGTGGGAAGAAGGTTCCTATATTACCTGTTGATGAATATGCGTCTGATGAATGAATTGTTAATTGACCATATTCTTGGAATCCAACATTCGTTCCATCATGTATGACACTTACCTGATCATATTCCACACTTCCATCACTTCCTTCTACTGTAACAAATAATTTTGCAGATCTATGTCCAGATACTGTCGTGCCTATACCAGCGAGCGTAAATACAGTACCTGCTGCACCACCAGCGACAGATACACACGTTGATTGAATACTTACTAATGATCCATTTAAACCCTCTGATGAAGATGGATCAAAAGGTTCTGCTGGAATTGATGTAGTTGCTGTTGCAACATTTGTCGTGGTAACACCTAATTGATTCGTATCAATTTGATAAGACCATAATACAACATTATAATCATTAATTGTAAATTTGTGTGGGAAAAATCTCAAAACAGATTCCACACCATCAATCACAAAATCAAATGATCCTAAATCTAGAGTAGTCTCAACTGATCCATATTGATTCATCATAGTTAATCCACGACCAGTATCATGCAATGTGTTTATAATCATGATCTGTCTCTCACCAGTGAATAATCTATCTTGAATGTAAGCTACAAAGAATTGAGAACGACCATCAGATAATCTATTTCGATAAACATCTGCAAACGGAGTTGATCTTGCATTGTTATTAAACAAGTTACTAAAGTCATCTATCGTAACAACTCTGTTTGATATAGATTCTGAAAAATCTGTTAAAATTCTTGATTTAAAATTAATTTCATCAGAGAATGGTTTTTCAAATCCATCAACATAATTTTCGCTTACCAAATCAAAATCATGAAACGATTGTAAATTTTCTACACTTACTAAATCTACTAATTTTGTGAGGACACTTTCTGGTCTTATAATTAAATCGTCAGATCTCTCATTTGGTAATTGTGATTCTAATTGAAAATTAGCAAATTTTTTAAATCCAGCTGTATGATTTAAAGTACCAACAATATCCTTCCACTCATTGAACTGAACTTTTGACTTGACTGAGTATGAAAAAGCATGATAATAATCATTATCATGAACTCTTTGAATTTCGTCATTTAAAAATCCTGTTCTCCTTTGCCAACCATTACTTACGACAGAAAAATGATCTAGACCATATTTCGATATAAACTTTATTTTTTCTTTTATAATTCCCTTTGCACCAGTTGGAGCTGTATATTCATTATTTCCAACTCTCTCACCTCTGAATTTTGTTTGTTCGATTATTTGTCCAACTTCAAATTCTCTATTACTTTCAACTGTTAGATATTTACTTGAGTTATTCCAAGCAGAGACCTCGCCCTTTACAACAGTTCCAGAACTATCTACCATCTGAATATCATCACCTATTCTAAAATCAGTTGGTTGTAATTTTATATCAAATTGTGGAAAATATTTTTCAGGAACTAAGGTCGCGTCTGATTTAACAGCGTTAAATATTCCGGGAAACTCAACATTTTTTTGTAAAAATTCTGCCATACTGTAAGTTACAATCCCAACACCACCATAGTTTGGATGAACTTTAGTAAGTGTGAATAATGCGTAATTATAATCTGATGAATTATATCCAGAGGCTGTCGATCCCACTCCAACACTTACGTTCTCAACAAGAACTTTATCGCCAACACTAAATGGGAATGGATCAATATATTCACCAATTGCATTTAAAGTGCCACTAAAAGAATTTTTCATAGTGACAGTTACTTCTTGAGTGGAGTTGTCATATGTAATATTCTTTGCCCTTATACCGTTAGGATTTCCTATCGGTATTATGGTAGGAGTTGAATCATTTAAAGATTCTGTATTTTCTAAAATTTCTACAATTTCTTCTTCAGGATTATATCTAAGATCAATATCAGTGATGGGTTTTTTTGTGACACCATCTAATACAACTAGACTTGGATTTTGATTATAACCTTTTCCAAAAGATGATATACCAATTGATTTAAATCCACTTAGTGGTGTTATTCTTAATACTTGTGGATATAAAACTTCAGGCTTTAGAGTTGTATCACTTGGATAATCAAATCCTATGTTTTCTAAAGATATTTTTGTTGGTTTACCAATTGTTGAAGAGAAAGTTTCAACAACAGCACCGCTACCCAAATCAGAAGTAATTGTTGTTATACCGGGAACAACTTGATATCCCCCACCAGGCTCAGTTATTGTTATTTGGTCGATTGTTCCATAAACACTTGTTGATATGGTAGAATATTTAACAGTTGATGTGGATGAATTGTATGATCCAAGTTCTGGTGGGGAAGGCAAATCATATTGGAATGTTGTTGATCCTGTAGATATGATATTAAATTCACCGTTAAATCCACTTGATTTTATGGTAATATTATTGTTATTATCAACATCATCATCAATAATTATTTCTTTGTTTTCAGTTAAATTATCGGAAACATTTACAGGTGATAGTTTATAGTAAAGATTTGATGGAGTACTTTCATTTATCTTTAATGTGACCTTTGCATTACCTGTAACTCCAATGGTGCCAGTTCTCAAAACATCAAAAGAGGCTTTTACTCCACTTGTTTCATATTTGTTATTAAATTTTACATCTTTGAAAAAATCAAAATTAAAGGCAGGATAAGATGTAGCACTAATGGTATAAGATAATGAAGAATCACTCAAATCAAAAATAGCATTTGAATCTTTTACAAAATTAAATGGGGGATTTATTGGTGATATAGTACCGTCTCCAGTCGAGGAGATACCAACAAATTCTGGAAAATCTTGAGATAGTTGATATTTACTATTAACAAATTTAAGAGTATTCGCATCTATGACATAAACATAATATTCTTTATTATTATCTAAACCAATTGGATCATCAGACGTATGAATTACTTTTGTTCCTGTTGTTAATTTATGATTATCAATATTAATTGAATCTCTTATACCATCATTAGATGCACCTGTTACTATACCAGCAGCCACATAATCTAAAGGATTGAATACTGCCCTCCGGCGAACCTTATTATACTTTACTGTAATTGTTGTGTTGATTCCCGGATTGACATCTATGTTGACAATATCATTGTTTGTCAAACCATGAGTGCTAGTTCCCACCACAGTGACTACGTTTCGAGTAATTGACCCAGACACTGTATCTCTACCCTTCACTCTTAAACTGTGAATTGATCCGATACCAACATCTAAGAACTGTATTTCTTCAAAGGTAGGAAGTGTCCCCGTCAAACCCAATCCGAATCTAACGCCAGTTGATCCAATTCCAACTTTAACTGTTGATAATCCTATGAGATTATCAGTCTTTCTAATAACAAATAAAGATGTACCAATACCCACTGTGGTATCAGCTGTAGGAGTAGCGGTAAAGAATTTAACTTTAGGTGCTGTTTCAGATCCATTGACACCATTTAATTCATAATTAACAATGTCACCAGTTTTTAATCCGTGTTCTGGTAAAAAGATTGAACCTCTCGGAATCAATCTGGTAGAGGGCCCTACTCCGGGATTATTAATTGTGATGGTATTTCCTATCCCAGTTTCATTATCAGGATCTGAATGAGACGTTCCAATTGAATTTGATGGATTAAAATATATTTCTCTATTTCTGCTAAAAGGAAAACTTGTCGCAACACCAGATGAAAGAGTAAATACTCTAGGAATTTCTTCAAGTATAGTTGATTGAGTATGAGATACTCCGACTGCTTCAACCGGTCTTAATACTCTGATTCGAGAGGAAAGTGTGTCAACCTCTAACACTTTGACAGTTTCTGTGGAAAGACCAACTTTAAATCTATCATTTGATCTTATATCCTTTAGATCGCCCTGAACATCAAAGAATGTAACTATACCAGTTGCACCAGCAGTTCCGACTCCTTGTGACAAAATAAGTCTTGTAGAACTGATTCCAATTTTATAAGATCCAACTAATTCTGATCTTGTTGTCGAAAGACCTCCAATATTTACAACCACTCCATTTTGCAAATTAATTGATGTTGATGCAATACCAATAATTGTATCATTTGAATTTCTATCAGTAAAAAAAGTAATATCTGATATTGATTCTTTATTGACACTTATTTCAGAGATTGAACCTTTTATTCTTGTAACTTCAGCTTTTGCTTGAAAAGTATTGTCAACATTTTTATCAAAAACAATTTTATCGTTTACTTGATAATTTACACCACCAGAAGTTATTCCAATAGAATTCACACCACCCTTTGTTACAAAATCAATATTTGAATCTTGATTAATAAATTTATAGGATTCTGTAAAATAACCGTATCCACTAAAATCTTTATTAACTGCAAGTGGATATGTATTTCTTACAGCATTTGAAATATTAACATCAAAGTCCTCTTGATTAGAAAGTCTACTAAAATTAAATTTCTTTGGTTTTGAATTAAATTTATCACCAATTAAATATGGAAACTTTGGTTTTTTGAAATTTTTAAATATACCGTCTGAGGCAGCAGTGGAATCAAAGGTGGCAAAATAAGCATATGTTCCATTTGGATACTCTGGTGTAATACAAAATCTGCCATTATTTTCATCCAACACAGAGTCATCGTTTGATACCTTATAAGTGAAATCCTCTACAAAAAATTCTGGAGGAAAAGAACTTACTGGAGGTCTATTAATTTTTTTACTTGTTTCATCAACATATCCAGATTTCATCTGAACAATATCGCCACCATCTTTTCTTGAGAATCCATATGGGCCATAAATTGGATTACCATCATATGCCCAACCCAAGATTGGTGAGTGTTGATCACTATTACTTTCAACTCCGTTTATAAGACTTAAATCTTTTTTACCAAATAAAACGTTACCGTCCGCATCGGAGGCATATACTATTCTTCTTAAATTTCTAGGTGCATAAGTATATGAGCATTGTAAACCAAATAAACGATTTGTGGGTTCACTTATGAATACATCATCATCATTTAAATTTGTTAAATTTTTTCTAAATTTATTGATTCTCCACTTTTGAACAACAGGTCTAAATCCCGAATTTTTTCCTGATGCATCAACTCTTACTGTTGTAGTTGAAGTACCATATCCTGTTCCACTACTTTCAATATTAACTGAAGTTATGGTTCCAGATGAATTAATTATTGGGGTGAGTCGAGCGTCAGATCCTATTCCCAATACCACCAAATCTGGTGGTGAATTATAATCAGTTCCACCATAACTAACACTAACATCGACTATTCTACCGTTAGCGACAACAGGAGTCACAACAGCGTCTCTACCCGTATTGAGATTTATCTCCGGAACTCTATTAAAATTAACTATTTCAGAGGCACCATATCCAACACCAGTGTTAGTTAATTGAAGTGAAGTTATTTCTCCCCTAAAAATTGGTTGTAAAGAAGCTTGAAACGTATTTCCAGCGATTGATGATATACCAACTTTACCGATAACCTCTACCGATATTGAGGGATAGTTAAATTTATGAGTTCCAATACCAGTGTTTCTAAATTCGTTAAATTGACCCGTTTTAAAATAGAAAGAATTTACAGTTGTACCAACACCAACTACTGCTAATTTAAATCGATCTTTATCGATAACTGAAACGTAATATTGCTTGTCTATTGATAAACCATCTATTGCTGTTCCATCAACAGAGTATTGAACAATTTCACCTGTTTTATAATCATGATCTTTTATATTTACAATGTTTAAAGACGTAGTTATTCCAGATGCTTCGCATGATCTTTGTTTGTTCTCATAACCTGATCCACCCTCTAAAACAACAACAGAACTTACAATTGCTTTTCCATTTAGTGATTTAAAAGATTGTACTCCACTACCATAAGCTGTAAGTGATATTGTGCCAACTCCAGAAATTGCTTCATCATAACTTTCATGTAAAGTAACAGTATATTCGGATACTGAAGATACGTAATAAGTTGCTTGTGTTGCTAACCCTACAATAGGAATGCTCCCCAGAGGGTCATATACGACTCTCTCACCCTGTCTAAATCTATGATAGGTAGTAAATCCTATGGATGAGGTATTTATTCCCGCAGCGTCTAATTTTATTGTTCCAAGACCTACACCATCACCGTTTATTAATAATTCGTGTGGGATCCTATTAAGTTTGGCAGCTGCTCTTGCACCATTTCCATTACCTCCAGTTATTTTAATTATTGGTTCTTCGACATAATCAAAACCCGAATCTTTTATTTTTATATCTTTTAAAGATCCAAAAACAGCAACTACAGCCGTCGCTCCACTTCCAACAGAGTCGTTTATTGCAACAACCGGTGGATTTATAATGTCATAATTTTCTCCACCTTTTATCACATTTATATTTTCTAAACTACCATGATAAACAAAATCTTTTGATTTATAATTTAATACTTCAACACCATCGATTAATATTCCAGTATATCCGGGGTTAGTTGATTCTTTTTCACTACCATTGATTGGTAATGATATTTCTCTTACTAACTTTTGAGGTTCAATAACTTTTCCATTAAATTCATATTTTTCAATATCATTTGATGTTATTGTTACGTTATCAACTCCACCATCAGGATTTACCTTTGTAAATATACCACTAAAAATATCAGATTGACTTTTTGCAAATTTTACTGTGTTTGCATCTATTCTTTTTACATAGTATATCCCTTCAGCGAATAGCCTACTAATAATATAACTTTGAGATATAATTTTACCTTCGGAGTTTACTGTGTTTACTGTTCCCTTTTGAGGTGTATAATATACTGCATCCCCCGTAAAATAATTATGATCAACTTGATCTGAAATTTTTATTTCTTCATCACCTTTATTATAAGTTCCACCAAAAGTAAATTTTTGAGTTTTTGGATTTAATTTAGTTACACCTGTAAACGGCAATGATGATGATGTCACTAAAACTTTGTTTTGACCTTCAATGGGAGTAATCGTTTCGTGAAATCCTGAAATATGTCTCTCCCCAACCATTTGTGTTCCCTTAGTGGGATGTTCATGTAAAGGCCCATAATAAGGAATACCTTTTACCAACCCACTATCAGGTTTTAAGTAAATATTTTGAATATTAGCTGTAAATTTATTAAGATTTTGATGAATATCAGAATCTACTTTTGAAATTCTTCTAGATACTTTTGTAATTTTTTTGGGGTCGTTTATTCCACTCCCCTTTATTAAACAAGTATTATTATCAAATACATCTGTAACAACATATAATTTATTTGATGCAGGTTCAAATGTTTCAGTTATTTTATCCCCCCATTGAGTTCCTTCAGATAAAGTTTCATGAGTTGTAATATTATCACCAATTCTAAAAATATTAGTGTCTTGAGTTTCTAATTTAAAAGTGTTATTAACTGCATCTACAATTGAGAGCGATTTTACAACATAACTTTGAGCTGTATTGAATAACCAGTTGTTTTCTTTTACATTTTGTCCAACTTGTCCAAGATTTTTTATTTTAAGTTTTGATCCAATTTTTTGATTGTTAACATCTGGAGAGATAGTTACATTGTTTAGAACTCCACGAATTTTGACTCGAATACCTTGATTGTCTTCACCATCAAATGCATAAGCAAAAGTATTTTGATCAATTACAGTGTTATCAGCGATTGATGTCGTAATACCTGTGGAATTGATATCTAAAAATTGGTTTATCGTTTTATTTGAGTACGTGCAAATACCAGAAGTTCCATTTTCATATAAAAATGACAAAGTTCCTGAATTAGGAAATCCTAATGTAGAATCAACATCAATATATGTTTGAGCAACACCAACTTGCCCGATTATTTTTGTCTTAGGGTGAATTGAAAAATTACCATATAGTAAATTTGTTGATCCGTCTGGATTTGCCGGTTCTGAATCTAAACTTATCTTGTAAAATGTATTTGTATTGATTCCAACTGATATTTTTTGTACATCTCCCACTGGTGCATAAGCTTTTGAAATATTTTCAAAATTATCTTGAAATAAAGTTCTATTTTTTAATAATTCAGGATTTCCAACAAGAGGTTCAACAACAAAATCTCGTGTTTTTTGGTAAATTGCATTAGAGGGTGATATCACATCATCGATCGGACGAATAATATCTACTTTCTCAGCATATAGAGCTCCAAACAAGATATTAAAGGACTCATCCGTCCCTCTTCTTGAATAAAAATCTTTTGATTGACGAATAAATTGTGGTTTATTAATTTTTTCGTTTAAATCTTTTTGAAAACCATGTAAGAATTGATTTTTTGTTTTTTTAAGAAATTCGTCAAGGAATAAAACACTTAAATTTTCAACTCTCGTATTATTTTCATGATTTTGTGCAGTAGAAGATGAAAAAACAAGATCTTCCGGATCATTAGGACTACTAAATGATGTAATTCCACTAAAACCTCTTTTACAGTTAATAAAACTTACATCTGTCTTACTTTCATATGTGATTATCTCATCATTTATTTTTAATAATCCATAATTGTCAGGAAAACCCTTTGTGTTTGATACAAAAATAGTAGAAGTTGTTACTCCCGCATAAGCAGTGGTATTTGTTGACTTAATTAAGTTTCCACATTCACTCAATTTAACGTATGAGTCAATATTTTGAATTAAATCAATTGGCCCTCCTTTATATTCTTGGCCCTGATAATATTGTGATAGAAATTCTCCAACCAACGGAAAATCCTCTTGTACATAAGAGGGTAATTGGTTTTTGACTATCTGATTTAACTGGACTCTTTTTTCGGGCATGTTTTATCTAATGATGCTGCCATTTTTGTAACTTGTTGTTACAGTATATGTTGATCCCGATGGATCAGCACCTGAACTGATTTCATCTACGACCATATCTACAAAACTGCTATCTAATTGCAAGTAAAGATCTTGTAATCCAATGATATCATTCGACTCAGGTGTGGCTGATATCTCCATAATTTGAACGTTGTCTTTTGTTTTACCTGATACTATATTTATGGGGTCTAAAGTGATACGTCCTGTCTTATAGTTAATAACTCCAATGTTTCTTCTTTGAATAACAGGAGTTGAAGATCCTTCATTTAAAGAGAATAATGATATTTGTCCCTTCTCTGCTGTTGAGTCAGGAACATCATACAAATATACATCAGTATTAATATTTAAAACACGAAAGGCACTTGAACGAATATTAAATCCATTCATTGACCTTACATGAAACTCATTTCCAAAGTCTACCGCATACTCAGCAACTTCGGATGTAGCTAATCTAAGATCTCTTCTCATTTCAACAGTTGTAATGTTAGATGTAACTGATTCATGACTAGAATCGATTACTTTTAAGAAGCGACTATACTTAAATCTTGCCCCATACTTGTTTAGTTCCGATGATTCTGCATATGATGTTAAATCCCTTTGTACTTTTGTTGAAACAAATGATGCACTTGGTGCTAAATTCGTGTTATAATACACTTTGCTATTTGTTTCAATAAACAAATACTTTAAATCAAGTATTTCTGGAACAATTCCAGCTACAGAATATCTTTTTAGATCCCTTTTGATATTTTCTTTGATTAAATTTGGTACAAAATCACCATTTCTAGGTTTAATACTTATAAAAACTTTACCATATTGTGGAGGAACAAGTTCCTCTCCTCCAAATACTGAAATTGATTCAGTTTCTGGATAAATTTTGTTCGGAATAAGTATTTCAAAATCATTTGCACTCAAAGCTCTGTTCTGAGTTGAATAAACTTGAGGTGCATATTTACGAATTGAGTCAATACTCTCTATTCTTTCACCACCACTTGATGGAAGTAATGATGATAATAATGAAATACCACTCGTTACAAAAATTTCAACTGAATTTCTTACATATGACACACTTCCAGAGAATGTAAAGGTGCCAACGCCATTTCCATCTGCTCCATTTGTTACAATATATGTAAATTCAACAACGTTTCCATCTTCAAGAGCTTTTCCAAACACTCCATCTCCAAAAATAACCTCATATTGCTCTCCCTCAATCTCTTGAATAAAATAAATGTTAGAATTACCAGTAATTGTAGACTTTGTAACAGCATCAAATAGTTCATCTTGCTTTGAATACTTCGTTTTGACCGAAGAATCAACAGATGGTTTAACAGAAACAACTAAGCTATCTAAATCAATGCCAGCATTAGGTAAAATAAACTTTTGAAATGGATTTCGAGTTGAATATACATATGTTTGACTTAAATATGACCCCTCATATACTTCGATTTCATCAAAACTTGCAATTCCATCAACAACTGAGACCGTTATATCTTCTGGAATTCCAAAAACAAATGATTGACCGGCAGATTGCCCTCCTGTGCTCGCAACAGGCCCTGCTTTTAACGTCAAATTTGCTGGAGTTGGTGAAACATCCGATATATCAACGAAAAAACTGATGTTTGCTCTTGAAGATTTCTTTGATCGAGGAACATAACCGATATTTCTTGCTAATGCAACAACATTTTCACGCAAAGTTGCTGAATCGATGAAAACCTCATTCGATATCATGTTTGCATTGTAAGAAGTGATGTAAGTATTATACGCTAATACGTCTAAAATCGTTGAAAGGTTTGATCCCTCAAAGTCATAATCAGTAAATTCAGAATTACTTTGAATGTAATCCCTTAAAGTAGTCTTTATCTGATTAAAATCAAGATTTGTAAAATTTATGAGTGACATTTATCCGGTTGGAAGTAACACAAAGTCTAATTGTTGCGGTGGAATATCAATTCCGACGATCTCATACTTTATTGTAACGTTCATTTCATTCTCATCCGGATTCGGATTTACTAAAACATCCAATAAATTCACTCTTGGTTCGTAATTTATAATCGAACTTCTTATTTCATCTCGAATCGCGATTGTAGACACCTCATCCACAACTTCAAAAAGAGATTCAGACACTCTGGAACCAAATTCTGGGTTAAAAAACTTCTCTCCAGGCTGTGTAAATACAATATTTCTAATTGAACGGGCGATTGCACTCGTATTTTTCAAGGCAATAAGATCGTCATTGAGAGGATTAGTCTCAAATGACATGCTAATATCCTTAAAACTCTGACTTACCCGTTGTTGAGGCATCTAAGTATAGTTGATCTAACTTATTTATACCTAAAAATTTG